GTAGCTGTTGATGTGCCTGGTGTAACAGGTAGTCCCTGAAGCATCTGGCTAAAGAATGCAAGCTGCTCTCTTGGGAACGCTTGTTGTCGCAAGAAGTCTTGATAACCCAAGTCGAGGCCACGCTGTTGAGAACCTCTTCTGATCTCGCCAGCCGCCTGCAAGTTACGCAACCGCTCGAAAGCCATACGCTGCTCATCAGTACCTAGCTGACCAAGGAGCCTTGATGCATCAAGCTGTTGACCTCTTGTTGCACGATCAGCATCCATACCAGCAAACCCAAGACGGGCGCGTGTCTCTGCAAGCTGAGCGTTCTCTGCTCTTGCTCGCATACGGGCTTCATTCTCAGCCTGATTAACACGCTCTTGAATCTCTTGTGCGCTAAGACCAAGTCTTGCAGCCTCTTGTCTAGCGTTCTCCTGAGCTTGGAATACAGCACGGTTTTCTTGCTGCTGTGCCAAACGCATCTGTTCGTTCTGGCTGAACTGATCCTGCTGGAACCGCTCTTGTGCTTGCCTTGCAGCGTCTTCCTGCTGTTGTGCAGTCATCCCCATCTCGGCAGCACGTTGTCTTGCTTGCTCTGCTGCTTGGAACGCTTGCTGTTGGAACTGCTCTCGTTGTGCAGCAACATCAGCGGTCTGACCAAATGCAGACTGACGGAACTGTTCCTGAGCTTGTCGGGCTGCATCAGCTTGTTGCTGGGCTGTCATGCCCATTTCAGCGGCACGTTGTTTCGCTTGTTCACCTGCCTGATAAGCCGACTGACTGAACGCTTCACGTTGCTGCTGAGCCTGATCTAGCTGACCAGCAGCAGTCAAACCATACTGAGCTTCTTGTAGTCTAGCTGCACGGTCAGCCTCAAATGCTTGTTGTGCTTGATCAAACGCTGCCTGACCACCTCGAGTTTGTATGTCGGCAAGCTGCTGACCTAAGTTGCGCTCTCGCTCTGACTGCATGATCGCTTCACGATAACCACCAAGACCACCTGATGAGGCTGCTTGTTGCGATATGTTTGCCCCTTGGATGTCAGACTGACGTTGGGCTTCTCGTTTTTCTATGTCCGTCACCAACTGCTGATACGGGTTCATGTACTCTTCTATCGTCGCGGGATCAGCGATGGTGCCTGCTTGAAAGCCTGAGCCTAAGTCCATCTCACCTGTGTATTGAGACTGTATGTCTCTAGCTTGATATCCAGGATCAAACGTGCCTGCTTGATAGCCACTTTCTAGCGGCCCCATATCAAAACCTGACTGACGCTCTCTGGCCTGATAACCAGGATCAAAGGTTCCGGCCTGATACCCAACATCACGTTGACCAGCGTTATACCCTTGGCCCAAAGAACCAGCTTGATACCCGCTGCCAATATCACCCGCTTGATACCCTGAATACTGCATTGGAGGTCTAAAACCCCTAGCGATATCCATACCCATGCCGACATCTTGAAAGCCCACATTAGCGGCAATGTTCGATGCGTCAGTGATCTGTTGTGGAGTACCTGCCTGAGCCATCTCAGCCATGCCTTGCATGCCGTACTGCTCAAAGGGATCGAACTCAGCGATACGCTGACCAGGAAACGCCTCATAAGGGCGAGTTGATTCGTATACGGTTCTACCTAGCAGTTCCTGAAAAAATGGTTCTGCATACTCAGGAAGATTTGTTTGTGTTACTACGCTCTCTTGAACGCCACCGCCGCCGCCACCTTTACTCATCGTCAAAGCTCCTTTCGTAGACCACATACGACCTAGAAAAACCATCTTGCTCAAGCCACTTCCAGAAACCCATTCGGGCCGTAGCTTCTATACCTGAGCAACCGTTATCTTTACCCCAATCCTTAAATCTTTCCAGCATATCCCAGACCCAATCATTGAATCTGTCACCGCCCAGAAACTGCACAACAACCATTCGCTTCTCTGGATACTGAATGATCTCAGTGGTGCCAACGCCGTCTATGTTATGATCTTCATCAAATGCAACCCACAACTGCTGGTTACCGTTCAGAATCGACGCATACAAGAACTCCATGTTCCATCGGCCTTGAGACCTCTTCACTGCTCTAGCCAACTGATCCCTGACATCAGGCCAAAGGCTGTTCAGGTAGTTGGTAGGCACCATTGTGATGGTGTGAGTTATCTCTCTAGGCAAGTCTTTCCGAGAAACCTTTGGCTCTCTAGAAATGTCTTCTATTTTGCTTGCGTCAAACTCTAATAAGCTGCTCATGCTGGCAATGCACCTCCGGCCTTAGCACCCAATGGTGCAGGTTGTTGCATGGTTCCTGTTCGATCTTGGCGAACACGATCCATCATCCCCTCTAACTCTTGAACACCAGAGTTTGTATCGCCATCGCCTATGCCAGAAACGACATCAGCAGGGACAATGAACTCACCAGGAGAAACAGCTACGGGTTGTTGATCACCGATCATTCCTGGCACCTGATCATCCATACCTTTGCCTTCGCCTTGGATGACACCTTCTTTTTGTGAATTCGGTACAACAGACTCAAGCACCTGTGACCTAAGCATTTGGAATGCCTCAGAACCGAACTCATCAATGAATCGGTTAATCACAACCTCTGCTTCCTCTTCAGGCAATCTGCCAAGCAGCGCCATAGATACTTGCTCAATGAGCATCATCGCAGCCGACTGATCCATCTGACCAGTGGTGTCACCACCTTCCTGCATGCCATACCTAGAGCCATAAGTCTGAGCCATAACTTCATCAAAGTACTCTTGACCGCCTCTGCCTTCTTCTTCGTATTTATCCACAACGTTTTGCGCGGCTTTGCGCTTTCTTGTTGAAACAGACTTTCTATCAAGTATTTCTTGAGCAGCTTGTACGTTCGCAGGAAGAGACCTAGCGCCAGCCATACCGCCACCCTTACCAACAGCTCCAATCCCCTGATACAAGGCAGGATCTATAGGCGTTACCGCTGTGTTAACACCCGTAACCTTTTCTAAAGAAGAGGCTGCTTCAGACTTTGTTGGCTTCCTGAAGTAACTGATCTCAGGCTGAAATCCAGGTCTAGTTCCAACAAGCTCTTCTGGCTTAACCACCTCTGGCCCTCGAAGCCTAGATTGCCGCCCTGCTGGAGCACCGAATCCACCCATAGTGCCGACATTTCCAAGGTTTATTCCTCGGATCTCTCCTGGCCCACCACCGTTCATCTGAATAGGTTGTCTGCCCATCATCTGTAGTTCTGCGTGACGGCGTTGGAAGTCATCTGGGTTTATAGAGGTGATACCACCTTGTGCGGCATATCTTGTGCCGTAATCAGTGCCATACTCTTTTGAGTAATCAATGCCGTAGTCAGAGCCAGCTTGTCGAATAGACGCATCAACAATGCTTTGAGCGTCCTGAAGGTCTTGCTCCTTCTCTGCTGCTCGCTCACCGTACATACGATCCATCGCGTCCTGCTGCCTAAATGCAGCACGTTGACCTTCGCCTATAGCTATAGGTGCTGCTGACATAGGGTTCAATAGTCCTTTCCCAGCTTCAGCAGCAAACTTACCTGGTTGATTCAAAAAAGACTGTCCCAATCCCTCTTCAGCTTTTTGCCTTGCGATCTGCTCTAAGCCCTGTTGTGTAGCAATATCTTTTGCGCCCTGTGCAGCAACGTCTTGAGTAGCCTGAATTGCGGCATCTCTTGTCCCGCCTTCAAGCAAAGTTTGTGCTCCAGTCTTAGCTGCTCCACCAACAGTCTCTGCCGCTAGAGCTTCTGTTGCCGCAGTTTTTGCCGCTGCTTCTGTAACTGCCGGATCTAAAGCTTGAGCAGCACTACCCAAAGCCTTACCGATACCAAATCCAGTTAGCCCAGATAGCAGACCTTCTTTAAGGTCGCCGGTCACTGCTGTTGTCGCTAAGCCCGATCCGATAGCGCCTGCTACCCCTGAGCTTAAACCAGTCCCTAAAAGCCCCCCAAGAGTAGAGCCTGTCAGGAATGTTGATCCTGCTAAACTACCTAGCAGTGGGGCAAGGAAAGGCAAGAAAGCTTCCGGCTGTCCTGTCATCGGGTTGGTGGTGAGTTGCCCTGTGGGCGACAGAGAGGCTATACCAGCCACCTCTATCGGGTTCATGTGAACCATCATGCTGTCGCCGTATCGGCCTTGCTGGGCCATCTGCTGCGCCATAGGCTGCATTGGGAACATGTTTGGATTGTTCATTAGCTGGTCTCCACTCCAAAGAGGTTAAAGCTTACATTGGCGGCACTGGCGTAAACCTTAACCACATCTGCTTGAGAAAGGCACATCCCGATCACAACCGTTCTAGAGGTGGTTGCTGCGAGAGCTTCATCGAAAAATATAAACTGCTTGTCATCTGCTGACGCACCACCCACATGGATGCTCACCCTGAACGTGATAGCAGATCCGCTTCGGTTGCATATCACCAGTGAACTCACTGTGGTCTGAGCTAGATTAGGTGTCGTGTACAGCGTTGTCGTTGTCGTTGCTGATACGTCAGCCTGACCAAGTACCTTGATAACGTCTGTCACGATGCACCCATCAACAAGAACTGGAACCTACGCATGGCAAGCGATCCCGTCTTGTCACCTTGAGTCTTGGCTTGAATCACATCGTTTTCAATCTGATCCATAGCTTGTTCGATTGTTCTGCGAGTGATTGCCTCATTACCGACATCGTATTCTGGGGCAGGCACCGGCAGTGGGTTTTGTCTAGTCGCCATTACCGTCTACCGTCCTGTCTCATATCAAATCGTAGATCACCTAGTCGCCACCCAAAGCCAGAACCTGTGCTTTCAACCCGAACAACAGCATGCCTAGCTCGAGTCCTTATGTTTGATTGCGTGGTGCTAGGCGTAACAGTCGCAGTAGCTTGTGTTGTTGGGGTCTCTAAAGGGAAGTTGCTGCCTTTAATGGTGAAGTCGATTGACGCATCTTCTGTAGTTCCGCTGAACTTGAAGTCAGGGATGATCCTGCTGATCATCATAAAGCGATCACCTTCAGCAATCTCAAGGTCACCTGACTCCACAAATGCAGTCATGGCTGATCCGTCATCATCGAATCCAGTTTCTTGGTTGTACAGGTAATTAGCATCTGTAACCCCAGTATTCACGGATGACGCGATAGGGTTCGAGGCTTGCGAGTAACCCATCCATGCGCCCCGATCTAACGTCCCAACAGCCCAAAGATTCTCTGCGTAATTGTACGATACATAGTTCGTAATCTCTGTGTCGCCTGTGCCCACTGGGTAGAACCATATGACCTCTGAGAAGTCATTGTTCTCGGCAGCAAACACCTTGAACGCTTGGCCCTTGTTGAGATTAGAAAAGACATGCTCTTTAACGCTACACGGCAGTGGCTGGACTGACCCGTTGTAGACGTAGAAACCACCTGAATCCATGAAGTAAACCGAACCTCTAGCGTTTACCGCTGCGTTAGGTGAGATCATGGATATGTCAGTACTTAGCGTTGCAAACTGGAATGTGAACGGGGCACCCACAAATCGCATCGAGTGAAGACTGACATCTGTAAACACAAGGATCTCTTGCCTTGTTTGAACAGCACCAACGATCTGAGATCCTGAGTTTATTCGCACACCACCAGCAGTGTTTGTCGCTGTTGGCGTCCAGTCAGCAGCATTCTCTTGATCTGAGAAGCGTATAAACAATGGATCAATGTTGGATGAGCCAATCGGGTTCGTTCCAAAAGCTATAACGTGTTGATCTATATCAGAAACTAAAACCTGCAACGCAACGGTTGGCACATTAGATGCGCTGCCCAAAGCTGTAGCGTTGATCGCTCTAGCACCAGTACCAGAAGACTCATCCCAATAGAAGATGCCGCCACCCCTGATATTGAAGAGCAAGTCCTCACCAAAGTTATCCTGACTGATCAGGCGCAACTGATTAGAAGAAGCAACACTGCTAGAGCTACCCCAAGTGCCAGAACCCCATGTGCCAGCACCCCAACCAGTGCCTTTAACAAACGTGTTCAGACCTGTATTGATCTGATACGCAGCCACTGTTGAGCTACCACCGTTGCCGCTGTCGCTTGCGTTGGCGGTTACAGTCGCGCCGCTAGTATCTTTCGCCACGATGGTGAAGGTGTTTGTAGTGGGCACAGAAGCAATTTGATACTCCTGATTTAAGACCGATGCGATTACATTGCCGCCCAAAGATGCTGCATCAGAGAAGGTAACGAAGTCATTGACCACTGCCCCGTGTGCAGTCTCAGTGACGGTGATAGTTGAGGAGCCATCAGTAGCTGCAAAGGTCGCGTCACCCGCGCTAGTGGTCAGCCTGATCGGTGTGACATCGTTGTATCCAGAGCCTTCTGCTACATAGAACTTTAGATTGGTGCCAATCCCAATGTAGTTAATTGATTCGAGCGAAGACCAGTGATGGAGTGATCGGCACACACCAAGAAAGCTTTGATCAGAGTACTTAGTCCAACCGCCAATCTTTTCTACTCGGCCTTGTCTGAACCTGATCTTGTCAGAGTCAAACCAGCCAGCATCGGCTGTGTATTCGGTACCTTCTTTGTTAACGCCTGGGGCAAACTGTACCTTCGCCAGCGTCATGTGTTTACCTCATTCCCTTTGAAGACATGATGAGTTCTTCTATTCCATCAACTTGGTAGGTTGCTGGATTTCTTGGTGCTCTTCCTTCTGGTAAAGACGCTCTTCCAAAACGATTGAGTAGATATTCTTGAGCACTGTTTAAGGCGTCCATCTCTAAATCATAGTCAAAAATAGCCCTTGCCTCTTTTTCTGTTTGAGGAGGCATCCTTTGCACATTAAAAGCGCCTCTATAGCCATCACCTTCTTGCACTGTCGGCCCACCGTTAGACATACCAATCAGCGAAGCCAGCCCTACAGGGCCACCCGTTGCCTTACCGACGTTCATCGCTGGTCTTATGTTTGGCCTCCCACCAGCTTGCTCCATAGCGCCGCTAAACCCTGTCCTTTGCTGCACTGTTAGTGGAGTGGGTGGAGGTGGAATCTGTATCGCTTGATATCTGGGTGATTGAGTTATTTCTCCCATTAAGCTTTCTGGCCCTTGAGTTTGAAACATCGGCCTTTCAGGCAAACCTTGAGTAAATCTTGGCGGTGGATTGTTGCCAAAAAACATAGGGTTTTCTACCATCATCGGCCTGTCGCTAGACTGCTGTTCACGTAATGCCATCTCCTCGTTTAATCTCTGGTCTGCTGGAGATCTATAGACAGTGCCTCCTCCACCTCCTCTTTGATATCGGCCTGCGTCCATCATTGGGGGAGGTGATCCCGTGTATTGTTGAACACTTCCTGTTGGCGATAGAGACTTCCCAAGGGTGGGGTCTGGATTTCTGTTGTATTCATCTACCACAGCTTGCGACTCTGGATTGAAAGTCCTTGCTCCACCTTTAGAGCCGCCTTTGCCAGAACTCGTCTGAACGGGAAACCCTGTAGCAGGATCAATCTGTCTTTGACTTATTGCTGGCTGTCTAGATAAGAAATCACCCAACCCTGTTGGGCCTTGCATCCCACCATAACGATTTGGCGGTGGACTGTAAGGGTTTCTGGGCATTGGATATCTGGGTTGTTGACCAGGAGATCTGCCAAACCTGTCGTTATAACCACCAGGAAACGGATTTCTACGAGGGTTCTGGGTTGGAGGAAGAAAAATAGTGCCTGTTCCAGGAGAAGGCATGGGAAATCTGCGAGGCATGTTTCTTCCGTAGTCATAATTATCAGGAACCGTGCCTCTTCCAGCAGGAATCTGACTTCTTAAAACACCCCCTCTAGTAGGAAACCTTGTACTAGGAACAACATTCCCGCCGCCTTTTGATCCCGCTGTTCCAGGAGTACTTTTAGCCATTATGCATATTCTCCAGATCTAATCATTTCGGTCACCCTCACAGCCCTCATGCCTACTTGTTTCGCCCACTTGCTGTCCATAAATTCATCAGCAGCTATATCGAACTGTTCGCGTGACATAGCTTCAAGAGCCTTTACAAAACCACGCAATCTGGTCAGACCGAGGTTGAAGCACATATCGATCATTGCATCTTGACGCGCTTCGTTGATGCCATTGAACCAGAAGTATGTGTCGGCAAGCTCGCTCTTTACTCGCGCTACGTCATTCGCCAACAGGTATTCGATCTCGTCATCAGACAACCCAAGGCCATACTCTGAGATATTTCTGCCTACACCTATGGTCTCAAAGCCAGCGGAGCATAGGTAAACTTTAGACTTGACGCCTTCATGGCGCTTAATCATTTCGACTAGCTTGCTCATTACTTCTCCCGTGCTACGGAGTTGACCTTCTCATATGAACGCATAGCGCCCAATCCGAGCATGCCCATCATAAC